AATGACGATATTATTTTAAGGAAGGATAATGTTATCTGCGATAAGGGTAGTGGTATATCCTTAAAAGATTTTGTTAATAAACTTATTGCACAATATCTTGCAGAAAATCCTAGTACTGGTGGTGGCGGAGGATCTAGTGCTAGCACATCATTATTTGTTAGTGCTAGTGATCAATCTGGTACTGCTGGAGAGATTGCATTACCAAACTCTGGTCAACCATTAATTATTAAAAGTACTCGTGCTGATATTGCTGTTACACGTAGTGGTAATCAAATTATTATTGGTGATCCTCCTGCAGCTTGTACAGCTGTTGCTTCTCCTACAATTGCCACATTTACGTTAGATGTAACTGAATTAGAAATTGGAACTAATAAATCTACATTTGTTCCTACATTTACAACAACTACACCATCAGGTAGTCCAATTTCAACTCCTGGTGTAGCACCTTGTCCTACTACTGTTGCTAGTTCTTGGACTAGTTTTCAAGTTGTTGCTGCGCTTAGTGGTGGTAATCAAACATTTACTAGCGTGACAAGTGGTTCAACTAAAACACTTTCACCAGTATTAAACTTTACAGCACCTGGTCAAACTTGTGTGTTTACACTTACAGGTACAGGTTTAAAGAGTGATGGCACTGCTGCTACTGCCTCTGCAACTGCTACAATCACTGCTAAATTTAAAGTGTTTAGTGGATATGTGGTAGCAAGCACAAGTCCTGGTAGTATTACCACTGCTAGTCTTACTGCATCAGCATTGAAAACTAGTATTACTGGTACTTATGGTAGTACTGGTCATCCTGGTGGAACTTGTTATTTTTACTTTGCAATTCCTGCAACCTTTAATCTTACCACTGCTTTATTAGGTACTAATGGATTTTCTTTCCTTGCTAGTAGTGATAGTGGAAATGGATACACCACCTCTGATAGTTATAATAATGGAGATGCTACTACATATGTGAAGACTATTACTTATAATACTATAAACTATTATTTGTATAGAAGTAATAATTCTACACTTGCAGCATTTGGAAATATTTCAATTACATAATCATGCCAAATTACGGAAATTCAAATCTTAAAGTAAGTGATGCTATCACAGTTGCAGAAGTTTCAGGTACCCCTGATGCCTATCCCACGCATTTTGCATTTCTTGGTAAAGGTGGTTGGAGATCTGCTGCAACTCTATCTGCTTTAAATTCTACATCTGCTGCAAGAAAAGAAGAAGGTGGTGCAGGTTATGTATGGAATGATGGTGGTAATAATGGATTATATGTATGGAATGGATCTACATGGGTGAAGACATCACTTAGTCCTACTGCTTACACCTTACCTATTGCAGCAGCATCTACATTAGGTGGTGTTAGAATTCCTGCAAGTGGACCAATATCTATTAATGGTAGTGGTGATTTATCTTTAAGAGTTGCAACAACTTCTGATACTGGTATTGTTAGAGTTGGATCAGGATTAGCAATAGATCCAGGTACTGGTATATTATCTGTTACTGCTGCAAATCTTACTGTTATAAATGAAAGTGGAAGTTATTCTCAATCTTATCCTAAATTAAGATTTAAAGGTACTGCAATTGCGGGTATTGCTGAAGATGCTCCTAATAGTGAAAACCAAGTTACAATTAACCTCCCTACTGCTACAGTTTCTAGTACAGCTGGAGCATTTTCAAATATTGTATTTGCTGCAGGTGGTGGGATGAGTGTAGCTGGTAGTTATAACTCTGGTACAAAAACATATACTGTTACATACTCTATTACATCATCTGGTACTCTTAAACAAAATTTGTATGAGTTAGATGATGTTAATTCTGGTACTGTTCAAACACCAACCAATGGTCAAATTTTACAATTTACTGGTAGTAAATGGAATGCTGTTAATTATACACCAGGTATTGCACTTACTAGTCTTAGTGCTGGAGAGCCTCTTTTTTATGATAATGGTACTGGGAAATTTACAATAAATGTTGCTACTAGTGGTCAAGATGGTTATTTAACTGCAGCTAATTGGACTACATTTAATGGTAAACAAAATGCAATTACTTTAACTACAACTGGTACTAGTGGAGCAGCAACTCTTGTAGGTAGTACTTTAAATATTCCTCAATATAGTGGAGGTGGAGGTGGTAATGGAACAGTTACTAGTGTTGCTGCATTAACTATTGGAACTACTGGTACTGATATCACATCTACAGTTGCTAATCCAAATACCACTCCTGTTATTACATTAAATATTCCTACAGCAGCAAGTGATAAAAGAGGTGTTATTACAGGGGCTTTGTATGATGAAATAGTTAAGGTAGCAAATAAATTAGATATCACAGCTGCTACAAATGCTGGATCAGGAGTAAGTATTACATTAGATTTTGCAAATGCTGATACTATTTATGGAACTGTTGCCTCTCCTGTTACAGGTAATATTGGAGTAAGTACAACATCTGCAAAAGTAGGTGTTACACATATTGTAGTACACAACTCATCTACTGCCCCTACTATTACAGGAGCTCTTAAATTATCAGGTAGTGGAAACTATAAAGTAAGTGTAAATAATTATATCTACTTTACATATATTAGTGCAACTACTGTTATTTATTCTATAAATCAAGCATAAGATATGTCATTAAGAAGATCAATGATATTTACATTAGGTGGAGCTTTACCTTTAGATGAGGCAGGAGGGACTGCACTATTTGCTTTTGGATTAAGGAAATTAAGAAATGCTTATACAGGAAGTGCATTACAGGTTAGAAATAGTGTTGGAGCAATTGGTAATTTGGCATTTGATTCTAATGATGAAGTAAGTGCATCATCTATTGTAACTATTACAACAGCAGGTTCAGGATTTACAGTAGGATCAACTCATACTCTTACAGCATTTGCTAATAGTGGAGATGTTACAGTTAGAACGTGGTATGATCAATCAGGAGGTGGTAGAAACATCACTCAATCAACTGTTGCTAACCAACCATTTTTAATGCAAAGTGGGAGTTTTAGATTAGTTGATGGTAAACCATCTGTGTATTCTCCTTACACTTCAAAAAGATTAGTCTATACTGGTAACTGTGCAGATTACTATAATCTTGTTAATAATTTAGGTAGTACTACAATTGTTAAGCATACTTCTACTAGTGTAAATTTTACAACTAACCAACTTACTTTATGGGGAATACAAAACTTTACTACTGATAGTAGTGGTATTCCTGCTTCTGATTGTCCTGCTACATCAGGGTTATATGGATTTGGTATTGCTAATAACCAACTTGCAAATCAAGCTGCTCTTGGTATTTCAACTAGAACCTCTCCAAATATTTCAGAAACCTGTGGTTTTACTTATTCTGCATGTACAGTTAGATCTATTATTCCTATTGGCAATTCAATTAGTAGTAGTTTTTATAATGGAAATGGGGCTAAAATTATGTCAATCTCTGATGATAATGGAGGAAGAGTTGTAAAATCATATATTAATGGATCATTAAATACTACTACAGCATATAATTGTAGTTTAGTAAGATACCCTTTTATTAATACAGGGTCTTCTATATTTTTTATTGGTAATGTTAATACACCAAATTTACCAGATACAAGTGGAGGAACAGATATTGATTATTCTTTTCAAGAATTCATTGCTTATAATGGTACAAATTATCATTATGAAAGAAATATTATTGAAAGAAGCATGGGTAGATATTACAATATAACTGTTTCGTAATCATGAGTAATCAATCCACACCTGTATTTGTAGTAGGCAATGAACTTGTTGATGCTAAGTATGGCCCATATCTTAGTACTACACAATGTACTAATTTACTATTGATTGAAGATAGAAAGATTGGACAAACTGTTGGTATATACAATGGTACTGGAATTACAGAATACTGGTTTAGAGATGGGATTGATAATGCAGATTTAATTGTTAAATCTACTGGAGGTGGAGGAGATACAGGGTTTGAAATGAATTTCTTATTAATGGGAGCATAATAATATGGCAAACGTCTATAAAATATTAGGACAATCAAGTCCTTCTGCAACAACTGAAACTGCATTGTATACAGTACCTTCTGCTAAGTCTACAGTGGTTAGTTCAATATCTATTTGCAATAGAGGTAGTGGTCAAACTACATTTAGAGTGTATATCTCTCAAGGAGGTTCTGCCACTGCAAATAAAGATTATCTTTACTATGATGTAATCTTAGCAGGTAATGATACATTCATTGCTACTATTGGTGTTACATTAGCTACTACAGATGTAGTGAGGGTATATTCAGGTAATACAAGTTTATCATTTCAATTGTTTGGTACTGAAATTTCATAATTATGGCACAAGGATCTTCAGCATATAATATTGTAAGTAGTGAGATTTCATATAAGAACTCTCCTAACGTAGATGCATTTGGTAGACTAAGAGTTAGTAATCCATTTACACTATTTGATTCAAGTCATAGATTTGCAGATAATGGGTTATGGTCTACAGCTACTGCAACAAGTGGAACTGCCACATTTAATGCAAATCAAGGATTAGTAGATTTAGCTGTAACTTCTTCATCAGGGTCAGAGGTGATTAGGGAAACTATTAAGGTGTTTTCATATCAACCTGGTAAGAGTTTATTAGTACTCAGTACATTTGTAATGAGTGCAGCTAAAACAAATCTTAGACAAAGAGTTGGATATTATGGAGCAGCTAATGGATACTATCTAGAGCAGAATAATAGCACAGTAAGTTTTGTAGAAAGAACTTCTGTTTCAGGTGCATTAGTAAATACACCTGTTGCTCAATCAAGTTGGAATGTTGATCCTATGAATGGAACAGGTCCTAGTGGAATAACACTTGATTTAACAAAAGCTCAAATTTTATTTATGGATCTTGAGTGGTTAGGAGTGGGAACAGTTAGAATAGGCTTTGTTATAAATGGTAATTTTTATGTTTGTCATAATTTTCATCATGCTAATATAATTGCATCTACATATATTACTACAGCTTCTTTACCATTAAGATATGAGATAACTAATACAGGTGCTACAAGTGGAGCAAGTACATTAAAACAAATTTGTTCTACAGTATTGTCTGAAGGAGGATATGAACTTCGTGGATTACAACAAGCTGTAGGTACACCAATAACTTCTCCTCGAACATTAACAACAGCAGGTACATTTTATCCTATTGTTTCTATAAGATTAAAATCAACAAGATTAGATGCTATAGCTGTAGCTACTGCTATTTCAGCAATAGGTAATACAGCAGCCAACTTTAATTGGCAAGTTGTATCAGGAGGTACTACTACAGCTGGTACATGGGTGAGTGCAGGAACAAATTCTTCTGTAGAGTATAATATAACAGGAACATCTTTTACAGGAGGTAGAATTATAGCATCAGGTTATTTTACAGCTACAGCAAATACGAGCGTCTCAGTAGATATATTAAGAGCAGCACTTTTTACTAATCAATTAGAAAGAGATGGATTAACAAATACTCCTTATGAGTTTACAGTAATTTTAGCAGCAGGAACAAATAATGAAACTACATTTGCATCAATGGATTGGGAAGAAATAAGTAGATAAAATTAATTATATGGCACAAGGAACTACAAAAGGGGTACCCATTGATACTGACAACACATTAGCTGCTGACAGTGATATCTTAGTACCCTCTCAAAAAGCTGTCAAAGCTTATATAACGAATCTTACTTTTAATGCTACAAAGATTGCTAATGGTTCTGTTAGTAATACAGAATTTCAATATCTTGATGGTGTTACTTCTGCAATCCAAACTCAAATAGATGGAAAGCAAGCTACGCTTACCAATCCTGTTACTGGTACTGGAACTAATAATGAGATTGCTGCATTCAATTCAACTGGTAGTACTATTACATCTTTATCTACTACAACATATCCTTCTCTTACAGAGTTTAGTTATGTTAAAGGTGTAAGCTCAGCAATCCAAACACAAATAAATGCGCTCCCTCGTGTAGTATATACTAACTATACTGCTGAGACTACTACTTCTACAACTACAACAAATGCTTTAACTACATTTAGTTTAACTATTGCAGATGCTGATTGGCCATTAGGTGGTGTATTAAGATTAAGTGGTTTAATGGAGAGAACAGCTGGATCAGGTAGTATATTCATGGGTTTGGTTTGCAATGGTTCTACAGCTAGATATTTTTCAGCAGGTGGTCAAAATATGCAGTGGGAATGGAATATTATGAAAGAAGCATCTAATACATTACGTATTGGAATGGGTCCATCAAATACAGGTAATGGATCATATCAAGTACATAATAACTCAACTGTTACAGCTACTGCTTCTTCAGGAAACTATGTATTTACATTCTATATGTTTGTAGGTACTGCTGGATCTACAGCATCAATGAGATGGATGAAAGGATTAATTATACCATGATGAAATATATGTTAACCCAAAATGAAACAGCTTTATACTACGAAACATTAGAAGAAGCAATTGCAGCAGTTCAATCTCCTGAAGCTGAAATTTGGGAGAGAATAGATTCTACAGATAACTTTACTAAGGTGTGGACACAATAAGCTATTTCAAGAATCATTGATGGACTAGAGTTATTTCATTTATACCTAAATACTTAATGATCTTTATTAAATTTGAATTATGTCAGTTGATACTTTAAATAAACATGTTTTACAAATGCTCACGCATTTGAATAAGTATCCAATCCCTGATCCTCAGATGGTTAGAGATTTTAATTGGTTTATTAAAA